TGTTTCCTGACTAACGGGATTTATTTACGAAACACCCGTTTACACAGTTTCACAGTGATCTATGACAACACCGAAAAAAGAGCGACCTAAAAAACATGATTCACAGGCGGCGATTGCTGTCCGTTTGTCGGAAGCGTTAGGAATGAAAATCAACCGCGACCATGTGACCGACTGGATTTCACGCGGCTGGGACTTGGACGACATCGAAGGACTGCGGCACAAATTACGGCAACGCCGGCAGCAACCGAAAAAGGAAAACTCGACAGATGAAGATGAAAACTTTGCCGCCGACATTACAGATATTTCAGCCGAAGAAATCCCGGCGGAGATTAGCAAGCTGGAATCCGCGCTGATTGCCGCGCCGGATTTTGAGACAGCCAGGACGATCAGCACAAAGCTGGCAGGTCTTAAAAACGCTTTCCGGCTTCATTGCGAAATGGGCCAATACATCACAAAAGAATCCGTAGAACGTGATGCGCTCCGAGTCGGCCACGTTTTCAAACAGATGATTTTGAAGATCCCGGCTGAATTGCCGCAGATGATAATCGGGCTGGAATACGCCGAAGCCGTCAAACGATGCGAAGATTACGCCTACGCAATTTTGAAAGAAGTATCCAGCGAATCGACCTATGACGCGAAATGAGTCACCGTATTTATGGGGAATCCTGACGGCAACTAAGCCGCCGGATCGACTGTCATTGTCAGAATTGGCAGGTCGCAACGTATATCTTGCCGGGTCACAATACGGCGCGAAGTATGACCCGACGGCGATTCCTGCACACGCTTATATTTTTGACGCGTTTACGGACGGGACAATCAAAGAAATTGCCAATGTCGCGGTCACGGGATTTGGCAAAACTACCATTTTCGAAGTTTGCGGCAGCTACGTTGTAGCGCAAGACCCTGGTGACACGCTGATTCTAGGACAAACGAACCTGACAACGCGCAAATGGATGGAGTCTCGTTTTCTGCGAGTATTGAAGAAATCACCTTGGACAAAAGAATTCATTCCTACCGGCATCCGGCGGCACGACATGAAAAAAGATCAAGTCATGTTCAAGCACATGAGCCTGTTTACGGGTGGCGCGAACGAAACGAACACGCAAGAAGCGTCGATGCGGTATTGTTTTGGAGACGAAAACTGGCGATGGGAGGAAGGAATGATCGGCGAGTTTTTGCGTCGGCACCATAATCGACTAAACCGCAAGATGCTGTTGCAATCGCAGGGCGGCAATGAAGGAACCGAGTGGCATGAGTTTTGCCGGAACGGGAAATGGCATGACGGGTATCATCTTTGCCCTGAGTGCCACGAATACCAGCCCGTGACGATGAACATGATGAGCTACGAGAAAACCACGGATTTGAACGGCGAACTTGACTGGGTGGCAATCAACGAATCAGTGCGGCTCGTTTGCCCTAACTGCAAAACCGAGTTTGAAGACACCGATAGCAACCGCCGCAAGTGGTCAATTTGTAAACCGGTATGGAATGGCAACAAGCATTTCAAGGATCGCGTGACGTATTCTTGGACGTTCTTAACCGTGTGGACAAAGACATGGAGTGAGATTGTCAAGCTATGGATCATGGCAAATAACGAGATCAAGCACGGCAACCTTGAACCGTTGCGGCAGTTTATCAACAAAGAGCTTGGCCAGTTCTGGGAGGCACCTAACGATGCGCCGACGCTAAACACCGATGGCGAAGTCTATTTTAAAAACCAATACCACGCCGGGGAGAAATGGGACGGCGAACACTGGCGGGACATGCAGATCGACAACCAGAAAGTTGGTTTCTGGGTAAGAATTAGGGCGTGGAAAGTAGGTGACGGCGTATCATCGCGGCTACTTTGGGAAGGATTTGTCGATACTTGGCAGACGCTTTTTGACTTGCAAGATCGGTTTTCGTTAGGCAATCGGGACGTTTTCATCGACGGACGATACGGGCCTGATGAGATTGTGCGGCAAATTTACCAGCATTGCGGAAAAGATATTGGCAATCATTGGAACATTCTAATCGGTCATGACAATGACAAAGGCTATCAATTTGACGTTGGCACAAAGAACCGTCCGCGCAAAGTGTGGCGCATTTACTCGCGCTATCAATACAGCCAGACAAGCGACGGATTGCAATATCGGACAATTGGATTTTCAAACCTACGCGCCAAGGATGCGCTTGCCGCTGTCATGAACGGAGGCGCGTTTGGAATCCCGCAGGATGTTTCCAAGAACTATCAAGAGCAGATGACCAGCGAGGCAAAAAAAGAAATCAGTCCTGGCAGGTGGAGATGGGAAAAGATCAAAGCGCACAAGCATAACCACTTATGGGACTGCGAAGTTATGGGCATTGTAGGCGCGTCCGTTAAGGGTATTCTCAAGCTGGAGATGGCAGACTAACTGTTAGAAATTGACAATCTAACTAAACTGGTCTAACATATTCGGCATGTCCGTTTATGCACAGGCCCGTAGAACGTATAATTTGCTGGCCAGCAATGAAAAAGCATTGGCGCAAATCCGCGCAGAGGCCACGTCGCTTGCACTTGCGATTGCAACCGATCCAAACGCAGGGATGAAAATCATCCAAGGCAACAGCAATGGAAACAGTTTTGTTGCGGACGGTGGAGGCATGACGCAAAACCAGAGACTTGCGTTGCTTAGTCTGATTGTCAAATTTGACGACAACGGCGGCGCATTGCGTTCAACAAACACAACCGTTTTTTAAATTATGGCAATTCTAAACGAGTTCGGGCAACCATTTACGCCACAGCGATACATGCACGCTGCGGAATACAACCGCACGCGGGGAGTCGTTTATCCGATCAAAACGGACGATTTCGACAAGCTGGTCAGTCCATTGGACAACAAACGACTGCGGAGCTTGTCATCGCGGCTATACAGCAACGTCGGCGTTATTAAGGGAGCGGTAGATCAGAAAGCGGATTACAGCGTTGGCGATGCTTTCTTGCCTGCTTATGTCGGAGAATCGGACTTCGCAGACGGCAAGTCGATTGCCACATTCATGCGCAAAGCATGGTTTCCAAACTGCACGGAACGCGGCGGCGTGTTCGATTGGCACAAACTGTTAGAACTTTCCAGCATTGCGCTAGACCGCGACGGGGACATTTTTTGGCTGAAGGTAAAATCAGCCGATGGCTTTCCTAAATTGCAGATTGTCCCGGCTCACCGCGTCGGAAATTGCGGAGACTACAAGACAGTCAGCGAAGGGAAATACAAGGGATACAAGATCAACGACGGAGTGATCCAGTTTTACAACGGCAAACCAGCAGCATATCGAATCCTGACTGGCGAGAACATGGATACATTTTACGACGTTGACGCGGCAAATGTCATTCACATTTACGACCCTGATTTTTGCGACCAGTCACGCGGAGTTCCAGCATTTTCCCACGCATTGCTAGACATAACCGCTACGCTTGCCAGCACCGAGGATGAGCGCATCCGGCAGCAGATTGTATCGCGTTTGCATCTTACCGTGTTCAACGACACGGGAGGGCCAGACTTGGATGATCCGTCTGTCATGTATGGCAATCAAAACGGCGCACAAAACGGAAATGGCGTTGACGGTGGGTTTGTGCTGAACAATCCGGCTCCAGGAATCGTTTACATGCAATCCGGAAGCGGGGACAAGATCGAGCAACTGAAGCACGACACGCCGGGAGAGATTTGGGAATCGTTTCAAGATCGCATGATTCGCATGAGCTTGATTCCAGTGTGGAGTTATCAAATCTGGAAAGGATCCGGGCAAGGAACCGATGCACGCGCGGAGATTGTCAAATGCCGCCGGTTCATTTCACAGCGTCAACGACTGCTAAAACGTGCCGCTAAAAACGCATTTTCGTGGGCCTATTCTTGCTTTTACGAAGTTGGCCGCGTTCCATTGTTAGATCATCCTTTCTCATGGGAGTTTTCCACGCCTGCTCGTTTGTCTGTTGACGACGGACGGGAAAGCGGCATGGAAGTTGAAGAATGGCGAGTCGGACTACGCAACACGGCAGACATCACGGAAGCTCGCTACGGCATGACCGAAGAAGAGTTTTACACCCGTCGCGCTCACAGCGTAGCAATGCGGAAAGTGATTGCCGCGCAAGTAGCGGAGGAAATATCAAAAGAATCCGGTTACGAAATTGAAATCGAAGATCGAGAAATGGCAATGCTTACGCCGAACGAAGTGAAAGAAAGCAAACAAGAGGAAACTCAAACCAACAATACCAATGAAATTTCTAACGATTGAAAACAAAGCGGCATCGCTGACGCTGGACGAACAGATTGACGAATACTCGCGTCGGCAATTGATGAGTGAAATTGACTACGCTTTTAACATCGTTGACGCGGAAGGACGATTTACAAACAGCGCGGAAACCGCGGTTGATACGCTGAACATCGACATTCATTCGCCAGGCGGCAGCGTGTTTGATGGATACTTAATCCATTCCAAGATCATGCAACTACGCGCAAAAGGCGTATATGTTACCGCAACCGTTAGCCTTGCCGCGTCAATGGCAAGCGTCATCTGCATGGCGTGTAACGAGGTGATCATGTTGCCAACGGGACGCATGATGATCCATGACGTTTCGATGGGACTGCACGGTAACGCAAAGGAACTATCGAAAGCCGCCGCAATGTGCGAAGAACTTAGCACGGAAATTGCCGGGATATACGCATCGCGCACTGGTAAAGCTATCGACGAAGTGCGGTCAATGATGATGGAAGAAACATGGATGAACGCTGATAAATGCGTTTCGTTAGGGTTTGCAAACAGGATTCTTGACAATCTAAAAAATTCTGTTAGAGTTTCGTCCATGAGCTTGCTCGACCGCCTCACGAATCCATCCGCGCAAGAGTCGATTGATAAAATCGCCGCACTTGAAAATGTAATTGCCACTCACGAAAATGAGCTTGGCACGTATCAGGCTGAACTGCTTGAAGCACGGAACGCAATCACTGAACTGGCAACCGTCAAACAGGATTTGACTACTGCTCAAAACGCCGTCACTGAAAAGGAATTGGCGATTGCACAAGCAAAGTCAGAAATTGCAACACTGCAAGCCAAGGTGACAGAACTTGAAACATCCGTTCCCGCACAGGCAGTTGCACTTGCCGCAACCGCTGGCATCACCGCACCGCTCGACATCGAAAACGGTTCACAACCAGTCGATCACCTTGAACACATGAAAAACCTTTCTCCTGCTGAACGCACCGCGTATTTCAACAAGCACAAGAAAGAAATCAAAGCTCAACGCAACAAATAACTTTCAACAATCAACTAACTAATCATCATGGCTACCGTATTCAATGACACCATTTTTGCACAAACCGCTTTTCAGCAACTTGTCGAAATTCTCACACCTATCCGCGCATTTGCAACCGACATCAGCTCGGATGTGAACACGCAAGGTTCAGCCGTTGTTGTCCCACTTTTCGGCAACGCAACGACTACAACTTTCACTCAGTCCACGACTGTCATGGAGCAAACCGGAGGATTGCTTTCCGCGATTACCGTAACGCTCGACAAGCGCAAGATCACCCCCGTGAGCCTTACGCATCAACAACTTGCCGAATCCAGCAACGCAGGGCGATGGGACAAGTGGGCCTATCAGCTTGGAAAGTCGATGGGAACAAGCGTTCTTGCTGACGTTTGGAGCTTGCTTACAACTTCCAATTTCGGCAGCGCAATTATCACGACCGCATCGGCTAACTACACAAAAACGCAGTTGATCGAAGCTCGTAAAGTGCTGAAACAAGCTGGCGCACGTGGCGAATACTCGTTTGTTGGCAACATGGTTATCGAAGGCGCATTGCTTGGAGATACTAACCTTGTCAACTACTTCAACCGTGGAGACGCTTCCGCAATTAAGGAAGGCGATCTTGGCAGACTGTTTGGGATGAACGTCTACGCATCGGACATCATTCCAGCTAATTCAGCTTCGATTGTAGGTTTTGCATGCGGCCAAGACGGTATTGCATTTGCTTCCCGCGCTCTTGGTCAATATTTGCCTAACGCTGATTTCGAAGCAATCGAGGAAATGACCGATCCAGAAAGCGGATTGACTGCTCTCTACACTCGTCATTATTCGCGCGCATCCGGAACTTACTTTGCCAACATGCACATGCTTTATGGCTACTCCGTTGCGGTGACAAACGCTTTGAAAGTGTTCACGACTCCGACGAACTGATTTCTTGTTTGTGTTCATAGCATCGGGGGCCGTCGTAACTGGCGGCTCCCGTAATCTTTAGAAAATCGAAAAATGAAAAATGAAAAGCTGAGTTTATGCGTCATCGTGGGCAATGTGGAAAACTACATTGCCCGTTTTATTGAATCCTTCAAGCCGCTGGCTGATGAGATTGTAATTGTCAGGGCTGTAGGCAATCAAGAACCTGACATGACTACGTTTATTGCGGCAGAAATGGGAGCAAAAATAGCAAACCCATATATCAACAATTCAGAAAATGATAACTGGCCGCACGTTGACGATTTTGCGGCAGCACGGCAGCAAGCGTTTAACGCGGCATCGCATGATTTGATTATGTGGGCTGATACTGACGACGTTATTGATCCTGAGTCAATCAAGCGCATCCGTGAAACGATTGATTTGTTGCCAGAAGACTTTGACGGCATCCAGTTTGCTTACCATGTTCCAGAAGATCAACTAACCGTCAACCGTGAAAGGATTATCCGCAAAGGTCGCGCAGTATGGACATCACCGATCCATGAGTATTTGCAATTCCACAAAGAACCAAAACTGGCAACGGTAAACGGCGCGGTAATTTTGCACCGTCCAGAGGGGACACGGGAGCGCAACGACGAACGGAATTTACGCATCATCGAAAGCATCGAGCATCCTACGGTATCGCAACGATTCCACCTGTTTCAATCACTCCGCGCTGTCGGCAGAATCAACGAAGCGGCAAACGTCGTTTGTGAACTACTGAAAAGCAATGATGAAGACATCGGCACGGCTGAGAAATATGAGCTTTTCATTGCCGCCGGGCAGATGGCCGACAATGTTGATATCCGTTTGCAAATGAACCTGCAAGCGTTGTCAGTGGATCCGTCGCGCAAGGAGGCGTATGGGGAGCTTTGCTTGTGCTACATAGGATTAGGACGCGACAAAGAAGCACTAGCCATTACAACGGCAATGATGGCGCAGGACGGCGGTTCTAGCGCATGGAACGTTCGCAGGAAATACAGCGGCTATCTTGGCTATCAACTTCACGGCATGGCGTTACGGGCTAACGGATTTCACGATCAAGCCGACGCTGTGGAAACAAACCATTTCATCCGCAACGGGGCGAAAATCTCTTTAATCCACGCCACACGAGGTCGATGCAAGCAAGCAGTAGAAGCGCGGAGATTGTGGTTTAACAAAGCCAAGAATCCAGACGCAATCGAGCATATTTTCGGACTGGACAGCGACGACATGCACGGCGCGTTGTTGTCAGTTCACAATCACGTTGTTACAAACGGCAGCGTGGGTAGCGTAGCGGCATGGAACGCGGCGGCAGAAAAGTCGCAAGGGCAAGTATTGATTCAGCTTTCGGACGATTGGGATCCGCCTATGCATTGGGATGAAATCATTTTGAACGCTATCGGCGACACTAGCGAATCCAAGGTGCTAGCCATTAGCGACGGACACAGGACAGACAATCTGCTTTGCATGGCGATCCTGACGCGCAAGCGATACCAGCAGCAAGGATTCATGTTCCATCCTGAGTTTTTCAGCGTATATTCTGATGACTACTTTACGAAAAAGGCTTACGACGACGCAGTTGTTGTCGAAGCGCGCAACATTGTTTTTGAGCATTTACACCCGGTTTTTGGCAAGGCTCCGATGGATGAAATCTACGCTAGGTCAAACGAGGATTACCGTTATCGCATGGGACAAGGAATCATGCGACGGCTTGAAGACGGAATCGCAGTCAGTGAAGACATTCACGGCTGGCTTGACTACCGGGATCATTACGACAACATTGCCAAAACCTTAAAAGACGGCGATACTTTTGTCGAAATCGGAAGTTGGCTAGGCAAGTCAATTATCTATCTTGCGCAACGTTTGCAAGACATTGGCAAAAACGGTGTGAATCTGGTTTGTGTCGATACTTGGGAGGGTGAAAAGAATCAGCCAGCGCATGTTGCAATAGTCGAAGCACACGGCGGCAGCATCTTGAAGCAATTTCTAGCCAATATCAAAAAGGCAAAAGTGGACGGCATGATTACGGCACTTTGCCAAGACAGCGCGGAAGCTAAAAGCGCGTTCGGCGACAGTTCACTTGCAGGCGTTTGGATCGACGCGGCGCACGACTACAATTCGGTCGTCAAAGACCTGGCTGCATGGTATCCGAAAGTAAAACCGAATGGAATTTTCAGCGGCCACGATTGGACTTGGCATGAAGTATCAAAAGCGGTCAAAGAGCATTCCGACGCTAACGCATGGGAGCTTATCACGCACAACAACTACTGGAAAAGGAAATGAGCGCAGGAAAAGGAGACACACCGCGACCAGTCGATCACGCAAAATACAGAAACAACTACGATCTAATATTCCGAAAACATGAAAATCCAACTAAGCATTCTAACACCAACGATTCAAAACAGAAAAGAGCAACTAGCAAAGCTGTCAGAAAAAATTGCAAAGCAGATCGGTGATTTACCAGTCGAACATCTGGCATTTTCTGACAACCAAACGCGAACAATCGGCGCAAAACGACAGGCATTGTTAGACATAGCGCGTGGAGAATACATTTCATTTATTGACGATGATGATGACATTGAACCGGATTACGTCGCATCCATTCTCGACGCTATCAGATCGGAAGCTGATGTCATCACGTTTGAGCAAAACAGCTATTACAACGGCGCATTTTCCAAGGTCGTTTTTGGATTGAACAATCAGGATCAACCGTTTCAACCTAACGCCATTACACTCCGCGCACCGTGGCACGTTTGTGTCTGGAAGCGCGAGCTTGTAAAATCCTGCCAATTCGGGGAATGCAACTACGGAGAAGACATTATTTGGGCGCGGCAGGCACGGAAGAAAATCCGCTCTGGATTCCATATTGACAAAGTGCTTTGCACGTATCGCCACGACGCAGAATTGACAGCCGCGCCGGAATTTGTTAGACTAACGACATGAGCCAGCTAACCGCATTTTTGTCATCGGCATCTGAAAC